GTGTAACCGGGCCTGAACCGCACTCATTACCTTCATAGAGCGTTCTAAAATGGCTAATGTCGTACCAACCGGCGCTTCTGCGTTCATATCCGCCGCTTTTACGTCAGCAGCGGAGGCAAAACGCCGCCCTTCCTCTACAATATCGCCCATTAGCTGGTATAAAACTTGGCTTGGCTCTTTATAAGGCAAGAAACTTATATTTTCTTGTATACTTCCACCAGGAACGTCCACATCTCGGAACTCTCCGGGCATGATTGGGGTATCATCACCCTTAATTCGCAACCCTCGGGCCTTCAATCCGCCCGGAAGATTAGCCAAAGTGCCTGCATCGACCAGTTGTCGGAGCAATGAGGTGGCAGATTTAGCCAAACCACCGATCATGTGCAGCAAACCGAACCCATAGAAACCCAAACCAGGCATATACTGGTAGTGAACGAAGTGCTGACGACGCATTTTGCGCTCATCATCTTCGTACCAGTTGCGCCGGATAGACAAAATCGTCCGAGAAGACTGCTCTATGGTCACGACATACGGTAATTGTATGCCAGTGTCCTCACCTTTTTGCTTATCCTCAAATCCTGGCAAGTCTAAATCAACGTGCATCTCTAACAGAACGTGCCGATAGTCGAGTTCGTAGCTTGTTGAGTCCCCAGTAAGCTCGTTGTATTTCTTTTCTATCTGATCGTAGTCAGGCGCAGCAGCCGGTATTTCTACGTCCGCATAAAAACCAGAGACCTGGAGCTTACGGACCTCATTCGCACTGCGTCTCATAACCTGAGTTGCTCTCTCGCAAGTATTCAGGTCAGAAGCGCCGTAGCTAACAACGAAATCTTCAGCCGGGACAAACATACTACAAGGCCGACCCATGTTAGGGTCGTAGTAGACTTTACGAAACGCAGAGCCAGCTAACGGTAAAGAAAACAACAGTCGCTCCGTTTCGGTGCGATACTCCGTCATTCGCTCAGTGAGCAGGTAATTCAGATAATCTTGAACACGGTTCGACTGCTCTTGCTTCTCAGCGGTGATCGTTCCGACTACAGCAGTTTTGGCTGGACCGGCAGCCGGGAAAAGCTCTTGTATCGACTGAGATTGAAATCTAATCACCGCCTCAGTCAATAGCGGATGGAATACACCGCAAGCGCCATCCCAAGGCGTTGTCCTGTCTTCGTGCTTCAAACCCAACAGATCAAGACCCCGAATGTAAGTCTTCTCCCAGTCTGCGCGACTCTCCTTGTCAGACTTGAACGATCCAATCAAATCCGCTGCAATCGATTGCAAATCAGAATCATCAATGTACTCAGCCAAGTTGGCATCGTGAGGAATCGCCCCTTCAGGAGTGAAATCAGGATCAAAATCAATGACCATTCCCCCATCTTCTGTCTCAATGGAAACAGCTTCTGGGTTCAGAATCTCAATCTCTAAATCCGGCTCTCCATTCTCACCAGCAGAAAAGATGCTTTCAGACGGAGACAGTGGGCGATCTATTGCCACTTATCCGTTCTTCGTAAACTTTTGTTTGCGAGCAGCGCCAGAACCCCTGGCTACAGTATTACCACCTTCTTTTTTACGGATCGCGGTCATGCCACCGTTAGCCATCATTTTGGTACTCATCTTGATTTTGCCACCCTGCTGCATCTTGCCCTTACCATCGGCAGCATAAAACGGAACCATCTGACCATCTTTCTCAACCATAGGGAGCTTGCCGCCAGCTTTATAACCCTTGGTCTTCATTTTGCCGCCCGCTTTATAACCCTTGGTCTTCATCTTGCCGCCGCCAGCCATACCTTTCGCTTTGGTTTTGCCGCCAGCTCGCATTTTGATACCACCCATGCCGCCAAGAAGACCACCCATAGTTCCACCTGCAAGACCACCAGCCGGTTGGCGTCTTCCACGGCCACCTCTTACTGGTGCTTGCGTTATAAATGCTTGCGATTGTTGGCCTCTGCCACCCATACCGCCAGCGCCACCTCTCAAGGTGTCTGCGTATTTCTCAATGCCACCCAGCAATCGGCCTGCGCCACGCCGACCTGCGCCTGGTTGAGCCATGCGGCCTCTACCTGCGCCTGCTTGAGTAACCATAGGGCCACCTGCTTGACTTTGCATTTGCTTTCTTGCCCGTCGATTCAAACTTTCAGCATCACCGCCAAGGAGACCACCCAAACCGCCAGCGCCACGGCCTTTACCGCCTCCAAATAGTGTTGCTGCCTGTCGAGCCAGGCGTTGTTGGCCTTGAGCAAATGTTCCTCTACCGCCTTGTTTTTTAGTGGCCGGTCTTCCGATAGCCCCAGTCCTACTACCGCCTTGCTTACCTCGTCTATTTACCATCGCTTACGTCCTCGCTTGCGTATAGATTATCGAATACCTGATTCACATCAAGTGTGTAGTCAAGGTCCGACTTACTGTAATGAATTTTTTGGGAGGGCTTAAAGTCCGGCGCTCCTTCTCCTGTTTCAAACCATGCAGGGTGCGTTACCCGAACCCTGTTGTTCGGCAAAGCGACGATATTACCCGTCCAGTTGCCTGCATCCAAAAGCTCCATCACATGAGACTGCTTGTGCTGGGCAGGATCATCTGCAATCTCATTATCTGTGTAGTCCACAGTAAAAAGATACCTCGCTGGATACATTTCACCATCAATCTTGGCAAGCCAAGGGCATGGCGTACATCTATCCAATACATATACGGAATGTGTTCGTGAACTGCAATCCCAAGGCTGTGCCGCCCAAACAGGCATCGGATCGGGCCACTCCTCCAACGGAGTGTCACCAACCAAAGCAGTCAAAGGCATCCTTGCCCACATCGCACCACCATGCACGTTTACTTCATCTTCGTCATCGTAAGACTCAGCGCCAGTGAATATCACCTGGAAACTCAAGCTCCGACAAGGCATCGTTGTAACCGCGATTGCCATCGCATGGATAAACTCACCGTGGTACTTCAGATGGTTATGTGTGTATTCCTTCCTCACCCAGCACTTGAAGTACGGGATGTTGCTTTGCAAGAAAGCCATCAGGCAGCGTCCTTATAAAATTCTTCTTCCCACTCTTTATGCTGACGGATAGACCTTCTGAAATATGGCAAAAATCTAGCTCCATAAACGATGAAGTGATTCAACCAACTCAAAGGCCAAGGCAACGGTCTCATATAGTCAAGGAACAACACGATCCGTGTATTGTCGGTCATGTTCACCGCGAAATGCTCGTAGGTGTCATCAAACACTACAGCTTTGCCCTCCTGCCATCGATACTCTTGTTGATTAACCACCAGGGCGCACCCATTACCATCGGTGGGTATCTGCAATCCTAAGTGTATTCTCAACACCCCACACCACGGGCCTTCGTGCGGCATCAACATCTTCCTTGGCCCAATCACTGAGAAATACGCAGACACCACATTCTTCTCGGCGTCTAGAACTTTCATGGTCTCAGGAAACTCTTGGCAGTTGCGCTCAAACCTTACCTTGCCTGCCTTGAGAAAAAACATCTTCCACTTGTCATCATTGGAAATGTACGTCTGATCTGGACTAATGGTCTGGAACAGCGCGAAGTCCTTGATGCGATCTTGCATCTTATCGAACTCGGCCCTGATCACATCGTAGTTCTGCTCCAATACAGCAGTCACCGGGAAGTCAGCGTTATGAAAATAAACCCGATTTCCCAACTTAGAAAACTTCCTGAAAAGCGGTCTGAAAGCTTTCTCAATCATCCAACCATTGACTTCGATCAATAGTAGTTTGCCTTTCTAGTGTAGTGCGGCTCGTCTTCTTCGTCTGAGTTGAGCCTCAAGAACCCGCCCTGCCGGAACCTGAGTAGTGCCTGTGTCGATGAGTCCACCAGGTCATCATGCTCCCCAGCAGGAAATGATGCGAACTCTTCGATCACCTCTTCTGCAAATCTTGTGGGTGGTGCCCACACAATACCTGAAGCAAACAGATCAGATACCGCATTGACACGACTGATCTTATCGTTGCCCCTAGACGGGGTGTACTCTGCGACAGGTATCCCCATCGCTCTCAACTCAAATATCAGCGGCGTCCCAGCAGCCTTCGCTTCTACGATAGTGGCATCAGGCTGCCAGTCCACATAAAACTCTTGGGCCGCTTTCTTCAGTTCTGGGAACTCCAGGCGATCCTTGAACGCATCAAGCAATATAATATTCGGCTGAGTAACACCGTCGTCATCAGGTCTGTAAAAAACGCCCCATGTAGTGCAAGCCGAATAGTCTGAGCGTTGTGTTTTTAAAAACGCAGTGTCCCAAGACTGAATGATGAATTCGCAAGCAGGCGGTCTTTCATCTTCCCACTCTTGCCACCACTCTCGCTTAACCAGCGCACCCTCCTCGGAAGTCGGGTTCTGCTGATACTGAGCATTCCACTTCGGTGCCGGTAATTCATTACGAAGAGCAGTCAACTCATCTAAAGACCAAAACTCCGGCCACAACGCTTTGCCTGATGGCATGATCGCGGGAAACTCAATCACCTCCCATTCATCAACCCCAACACGCTGTACCGACGACTTGATAATCTGCCCGGTCAGGTCTCTCTTATGCCACCGGGTCATCACCACAATGATCGCTCCGCCAGGCTGTAAACGCTGGCGCGGACCCGATGTGTACCAATCATACACCCGGTCAAAAACACTAGGGTCTGCACTCTGACCTTCCTGCTCTGAATGCGGATCATCAATGATCAACAAATCCGCACCCTTACCCGTCACAGCACCACCGACACCAATAGCAAAGTATTCCCCGTTCTTGCTGGTACTCCATCGACCAGCAGCCTTGCTATCAGACCGTAAACCTAAACTAGGAAAAACAGCCTTGTAGTCATCGCTATCGACCAGGTTCCTCACCTTCCGACCAAAGCCAACTGATAACTCTGCGGTATGTGCCGTCTGAATAATCTTCTTCTCAGGAAACCGACCCAAAAACCATGCTGGCAACAGATAAGAAGCAAACTCTGATTTGGTGTGCCTCGGCGGCATATTCACGATCAGCCGCTTCAACTCACCATTCGCTACACGCTCAAAAGCCTTAGCCATAACCCTGTGATGCCTACCCTCAATAAACGCAGGCCACACATACTTGGTGAATCCCATAAAGCTATCACGCGCAGACTCCCGCTTCTCAGACTCTTCAAGATCATCCAACAAAGAAAGGATTTCTTTCTGCTCTTCAAGCGGAAGACTAGGGAGTGCCTCTAATAGCTTAGTGTCAATCCGATTTGACAAAATCACTCCAGGGGTTTTATCGATAGCTATCGATAGATAGCTATCTATGTGAAAGCTAACCACGTTTGCTTTCCCGGCCCCGACCACCCCAAAGGGGCCGTCGTTAACCTTCAGATCGAAAGCTATCTATAGTCAACTATAGGAGATTTTAGCAGACTCAAGCACTTGACAAAGATTGTCAACAGTTACTTCAAAAAATTTGAAATTTTTTTTTGCGGCCTGGGACTCCTAACGAAAACTACACAAAAAAAGGGTACGCTATTCGTTGTATGTGTTAGTTACCAGGAAAAACAGGTAATCGTTTGTGTGTTTTACTATGTATAGTGCGTAGTGCCAACAATTTGTGTAGGGGGGTTGGGGGTCGATCGGCCTTAGAAGGGTGTCAGAAAAAGACCCGCCGCACTATTAATGCAGCTCGTTTCGACCGCCACCCTCTATGGCCTGTTCAGCCTCGGCCTGAGATAGCCGGCGTTCTATTTCGGCAGCGACCTCTTCTGCCGATCGATCGGCCTTTTCTATAACCTGCTTATCGCTAAACATGGCAACCGTCCGGCCCAACAATTGGGCGGCTTGTAATTGTGCCGCTGTCGGTTCTTCGCCCGTTTTAGGATCAACCCCATCCTCGACCCAAGCCCTTAGCTTATTCGTTACCAACTGCCTATCGTTCACGGCGACTCGGGCGATAGCAGCGGTTTTCTGCTGGGTTATAGCGTCCACCCTTGCGGCAACCTTGGGGTTCTTCATCAACCGACTCGCCTCACTATGTACCGTCGATGCCTTGCCAGTGCTATTGAATGCTTCTCTATATGCCGTCGATTGATCACTACCCCCAGCGATTAACTGGCAGAACCTTTCCTGTTTGCTTGTCAGCTTATCCATTGCATCAAATCGCCCTATGTAGTGGCACCCATCCTATAGCCCCAGATCACCTCCAAACAGACCACGACCAACAACCCATATTAGTGGCAAGTCGTGCAAACTGCCCCAAAAAGCCCAAATCGCTCAAATTATTTTTGTTCGTAAGTTATTGATTCGTAACGATAAAAAAAATAGTTCAAATTATTTTACTGCTGGGTGTTGCACGTTATTCGTTCTTCGTATTTCATAGACGCCGTTGCCCCGGCAACCGCACCCAGAGACCCGCCAAGAGGCGGCGAGGCGTAAAGCGAGACACAAAGCGAAGGCGCACTGACAGCGCCTAGTCTGGGTCTGATGCCGACCCACTGATGAGCCGATGGTACGGCGAAACTAAACAACTTAA